ATATAGGTACGCAGAGCGTCTACCACGGCGTTAGGGTCTGCCCCCTGCACGTTAATAGTGACATTGTTGCCGCCCATAGAACCCATACGATCAAGCGGGATAACCGCTTCAGGCCCAGCCTCACCAATCATCGCCAGAGTAGGCCCAGTGACAATGCCACCAGCAGCCAACATCGGAATATCGGGAATGTCAAAACCGTTACCGCCAATACCCGGAACCCAACTCGGCACCTTAAAAGACAATTTGCCAAAAGTGTTATTCCACAATTTTGCAATGCCGTTAAATATTGTCTTTACTACGTCAAGCATCAACCTAAAACTAGGGATAGTGACGTTGTTAATCCACCATTTAATGCCACCAAAAACTGCATCAACAATGTTGCGGAAACCCTCAAACTTTTTATAGGCAATGGCAAGAGCCGCAATAAGCGCAATAACGCCAATAACGATAAGGCTTATCGGGTTAAGTGCCATAGCCACGTTAATAGCCATAATGGATAGCGCAATAGCGCCCAGTGCGCCCGCAATGATTAAGAACGTGTTTGGGTTGTCTTGGGCCCATTGCCCAAACTTTTGCAGAAATGGTAACACCGCCTCGATTGCAGGTAAAAGTGCAGCACCAATAGACTCTTTAGTCTCCGACAATGCCAGCCCTAAACGCTTAAATTGCCCTTCGGCAGTGTTCGCAGCTGTGGTAGCGGCACCGCCCATGGTTTTAGCAATCTCAGCCATAATGTCCTCAAAGGGTGCGCCTTCTTTGACCATCTCGCGGAACTCTGGGGCTAGTTTTCCAAGCGCGGTCATGTTGCCACCTAAAGCCTTTGTAAGGGCATCTGTGACGCTGGACAACGGTTTGCCTGTGGCAACCGCAATGTCCATGGCTTGAGTGGCTAATTCCTGTGCGCTGGTTACGTCGCCAGTAGCGCGCGCAAGTTTGCTGAGAACGGGTCGTAGTTCATCGTCGGCAATGCCTAAAAGTTTGCCCTGTTGGGTTATCCAGTTTTCCGTGGACTCAATAACTGCATCGGTTGCGCCTGTGGTTTGTTTTAACGATCTGGCTAGTTCTGCACTGGCGGCCTCATCGGCGATAGCGCCTTTAGCGGCGTCAAAAAGTGCAGCGCCCAAAGCGCCCACCGCAGCCGTAGCAGGCAAAAAGGCTTTCTTCATAACTAACCCTGCCTTAGCAGAATTAGTCTCAGCCTGCGACAGTTCCTTTTTAAACTTGTCTAACCCAGTACCAACGTACTCGGTAATAATTGGAATAGATAAAGCCATTATTTAAGTTCCTTTTCTACACGGCGCACCACGTTAAGCATTGCCTGTTCCATTTCGCCCTGCACCTCGTTGCGCTTACGGAACAATGCAGGCCCAAGAACACGAGAACGCCCCGGTGACAACTGCCCTAACTGATCGCCTAAACGGTTGGGGGTTTTGCGTCCTGCGGTTTCCCACACAGCTGTCGCCACGTCACGCTGCTCGATAAGAATTACTGAGGTGACACGGCGGTCACCTTGCAATTTGACCTTTACGCCACGAACCGCTTTAGCCACGTCATACGGGAATATCTTGCGGTTGCCTGCTGTCCAGTTGCGAGACATACCCGACAACGGCATCCCAATACGCTGGTAGGTGCCTTGAGCCTCAACAATGGCAGGCTGGGCAATACGGGTAGCCTCTTTGCCAAACTCTTTACGCAAGCCCGGCTCAATCTTGTTAAGCGAACGAATAGCATCCTTAGCGCCGACAATCTCTACTTTTGCGCTAACGGGCATTTTTGTTTTGTTCCTTGACTATCGCATCAACCGTGTGCAGGTCTTTAATGTCGAAGTCTATCCCATTGGGCCAATACCCTGTGCGAAGTAGCAGAGCTGCTAATGCGTATCGGTAAGTGGCCCTTGGGTAGGGTTTTCGTCTGCCTCTTGTTCCACTACCTCAATGGACACAGCGCGTTTAATGAAGTCGTCAAAGACTACGGGCACTGTGACGCCGTGAACCTTGCAGGACTCGTACGCAAGAAAAAGCAAATCCTCATAGCCAATACTGGATGCCATTTCGGATGCTTTGCGCTTGTACTTGCGCTCGTACTGCACAATGACATAAAGGTTAGTAGCCACCTGTACGGGGCCGTCCCCTAGGTCTACTGCAAGGGTTAGTTTCATGTTGTCTCCTTAGTCGGGCTCAGAGTATGAGCGGTTTAAACGGTGGTGTCTACGCTGTACACGCCACCAACAAAGGTGACGTCCACGGTTGAAAGCTCGCCCATGGTTGCGTTAATTACTGGGAGTTCTGCGAGGAACGCACCAGTAAGAATAAAGCCGGGGTTTGTAGCTGAGTCGGGTGGTGCAGCAGGTTGCACTCGAATTGTGGTTGTGGTGCCGACAAGGCTTGACAGTGTGGCGTAGGTTTCTGTCGCTGCGTAAGAAAGATACATCGACAGGGTCACTTCGTGGTTGCCTAAACCCTTGACATACTTACGATCAGTGTCACCAAACGCGGTGGCTTCCAACTGGTCAAAACGATGTGTAACGGTTGCAGCTGTGCATTGGTCGGTAAGGTCTACCGAGTTCACTGTTACTACTGGGTTAGAAAGGTAGGTGCTTGTTGCCATTATGACTCCTTGTTGTCTTGGATATTAGCAGTTTCCTGCTTCGGTTTTTTAGGTTTTCCGACTTCGATAATAAAACCGCCAGCGATAAGCGCCTCTAGGTTTACGCCCGCAACAGGCACAAACTCATCGCCGGGGGTTCCGATGCGGGGGCTAACAATCTTGTACATGGTTTCCTTACGCGGTTTGGGCTTGGACAGAAATAACAATGTCATAAGCAGGATAGTCTGCGCCACCAATAGACACCGCCGTAGGGTTACCCGACTTCACGGCGACATTCTTGGCAAGCAGCTTGGACGCAATCTGCAATAGATCACGCAAGGCGTCGAGGTTGCCGGGGCCGCTGCCGATTATTTTCACAGGGAAATCCATACGAACAATGTTGTAGTTCCAAGCGTCAAAAGACGGCGCGTCAATAAACACACAAGACGTAGTTATCTGGCGGGGGTCTATCGCCACAGGTAGCCCTGTAATGGTCTTAAGCGTGGCTGAGAGGTCGTCTAAAGCCTCGTTAAAGAGGTCGTTGTATGGTAAGGCCATTAGGCAACCTGCGGGCGGTTAATGCCCAATAGTTGCAACACCATAGGCGTAATGCCGTTAGCAGGTGGGCTACCCATACCGTCAAACGATGCCAGCGCCGTGTACGAGCCTTGCTGACGGAAGTACGCTGCACCGATCATGATTGTGCCTAGTGTGACGTCACCACCGGGGGAAGTAGTAAGCGAGTCCTCAAGGTAGCCCGCCTCGACACGGCGACGATACGCGAAAGCGTTAGCAGCTGCGGCGCATTGTGTAAGCAAAGTGGCAGCGTTCGCACTCGTAAGCGGAATGTCAAGATAGGTAGAGATAGCACTGGCGTTAATCCATGTACACGTCTGTGTCCATGTCAAAGTACCTGTAGGTACCGCAGTAGACCACTCTAAATCGTCTCCCTGATCGTAGAAAAGAATCTGGTTAGCGCGTTGCTCGGTGGGGTTATACAACCATTCGCCAGTGGAAGCGTCGGTACCAATGTAGGCGTTCTGTGGACAGAATAAAACAGTGTGCGCACCGTTGAGTCCATGTCCAAGCCCAGCCAGCGTGACTGACTGGCCGGGCTCGACAGGGGTGTCTGTAAGTGTTTGTACGACTGCGTAATCGTCTAAACGCTGATGCGCGATAACGGTATAAACCGCCATGGCGGCACCTGCCTTTCAGAAATTAAGCGACAGTAATCTTTTGTGCCATTGTGGCGTCTGCAATGAAAGTAGACACATATCCGTAGTAGGAGAATGTGCGACCAAGGGTGCTTGGTACTTCCACTGACATAATGCCGCGTACTTGCTCGTAGAACTCAATAGCGGAACCGCGAGCCAACACCATGGTGCCTGATGCGAAGTTTGCATCTACCACAAGGTTCAGGCCCAATGGGTTCAGTGTGTTTGTGGTGGTGATGTTTTGTGTACCCATGCCGTTAACGCCCATAAGGCCAGCCGCCGCAGCGTATGGAAAAATTGGGCGCTTGTCTGCGTCCAACTGGCTTGAAAGTTTTTTCCACACGTCGGGGCTGACAAACAAATGGTCAGGCAAGAAGCGTGTGGTGGTGAGGATGCTTTCGGCAACATCGTAGAGCGAGTTAATAAGGTCGCTTGGGTCTGTTGCGTTTACTGTCCATGTCACACCGGACGATGCGCCTTGTGCCACGATTTGGTCGGCACAGTAGTTGTCTGATGCGATGAGGTATTGGCCTGCGAGGTCGCGCAAGATAATTTCCATTGCACCGGGTGACGTGAAATCCATATCTTGTGAGGACAAACTTACCGCCCCACTCATGGTCACTTTTGCCACCGAATTCGAGGCAATCACTGGGGTTGTTGCAGACACTCCAGTAAGTTCTGTGCTTTGTGCACCGACGCTTGTGTGGGTTGTCCATGTTGGACGGATAAAGGTTTTCGACTGTCCACCGTCTGGGTATGCGCGAGCGCCAACAGCGGCGACTACTGGACGGTTGTAGTTAAGATCGTCAAACACTGGCCCAAGTACTGGAATTGGCAAAAGACCGGGTGTATCGGTTGTAAGTACGTCACCTGCAGCGGCTTGCAATGCGGTCTGCTTTGACTTTGCAGCCTCGACAAATGCTTGGTTTACCTTGCGGAATGTGTCGCCACCAATGTGCATAGCAGCCATGTATTCGGCTGCGCTTGGCATAGCAAATTGACGCTTTGGCTGTGCGGGAATTGGTGCGGTTGGTGTAGCGGCCTCTACGACTGCTTCGGGCTGTACTGCGTCCACGGTTTCTGTCTCCTCGACTTCGGTTGGTGTGGGTTCTGTGTCGGGTTCTTGTGCTGATGCTAACACTTTTTCGATGACTGCGCCTGCAAAAGCAGGAATTGGCACAAGGCTTAATTCCAGCCATTCGGCCTCAGTCACAATCATTGTGCCTTCATCATCATAAGAAAACTTTGTGGGGTTTACGCCAACACTTACAGAGTCCAAAACCCCGTCTAGCGCCAGGGTAAGTGCCTCGTCTCCGGCGGCGGTTGCCGAAATACGAGCTGAGAACATCATGCCTTCTTCGGTGTCTACGCGCTCAGTTACTAAGCCAACTGGCATAGACGAGTCGTGATACATAAACAATTTGGGTGCCTTGCCCTCAACGGGTAGTGCGCCCTGCTCAAAACGTACTTGTGTACCGTCCGACACTGTGGCGGTCTCACCGTAAGGTACGGCTACGCCAGTAATCGTGCGGGTCTGTGTCTCGCCTGCGGCGGCGTCAATGGTGACGGCTTGGGCGTTTAACTTAATCATGCTCGGTTTTCTCCTGTTTCTACTTCCTCAACATCCACGTTGCGGTTGCTGTTGGCTTCTTCGACTTCCCCTAAGTATTCCTCAAAATCAAACTCTACGTAAGTACCTACGGGAAGTACTGAGTTGCTAGAAAGGGTAGAGGCGATGCACTCGGCGTAGGTCTTAGTGCCATACAGCCATAGATCAACGCGGGACTCTCGGCTGTTTGTATACGCGTATGAGCCAGTAGGCACGCCAAGTAGGTACGGCGGGATGTTGCAAATCTGGGCCATTTGCAAAGCAGAGAATTGCGCCGACTCAATAAGCATCATCTTGTCCGGGGTTGCGCTAGTGGCTTCGTATGACAAGAACTCGTTTAGAGCTGCTGTCTGGTTTGTTTGGCGGGCGGCGTTAAACGCTGCTGCAAGGTCGGCAAGTTCTTGCGCGCTTAAAGGTTCGCCGCCAGTTTGCTTAAGAATGCCAGACGGGATAGCGGTATTAGCGTTGCGGTAGCGTGCATCCTCAATTTTTAATGCTGTGCCAATGGCCTGCTCGGATGAGTAAATCCAGCCTTGCAAGGGACTAATAAACTGCACCACATTAGCGGGGTCTAGCATGCCGCCTTGGAAGTAAATCTCTTTTGACGGGGCGTACCACACGGGGCCGTCCTGATCGGGTGTAGTTATTGACCCGGCAGGCAGTCGAGTGAACGACGCGGGGAAGCCGTCGCTCGTTCTAGACAAGACGTACCAGAAAGCCCTGCCGAAAAAAGCGATGTCATCAAATGTCCATGCCATAAGAGTTTCATAAGGGATGTTTGGGTCTGGTCGGCGCAACCAAGAGCGAGGCGCAAGGTCTATATAGTCCATTTCGCCTTCGGCCTCATTCCAAGACTCGCGGTACATCTTGAGTGGCATCGCCGAAATAACGCTGGCGTGCAAGTCACGGGCGCGGCTAATAGCAGGAACTTGCATAGCGCGGTTACGGGCCTCGCCCTCAACATAAGAGTAATACTGCCCAATCATGTTAGGGCCTGCGAGGTTCTTGGAGTATCCAGTGCCCGCCGCAGCTGCCTTTTGTGTAGGCATTGGGCTTATCTGTGCTTTAGTTTCTTTGCGGGTAAAGAGTGGCATTTACATTCCTCGAATAGTGGCCTGCCGTTAATCCCGACAACTAACGACAAGCCTGCCTAAATAGTAACCGTACTACATCACCACTAGCATAGGTTTCTGTCGGTTTTGTGGTCGGCTTACAGCGGACACAGCCCACACCATGCAACGCGCCGCCTCGATAGGCCCCGGTGACTTTTGCGATGACAGCACATAACCTTGCGCGGTGCGTACACCTGTCGCGCGGTTCACATGCTCGGCAAGTGTTTGGTTTCCGTCATGCAACACCTTGCCTTCCAAAATCATGTTGCGAACAAGTGACGTGTAGCGGATTAACTCGGCGTAGCCCGTTAGTTGGTAGCGGCGTTTTAACGCTGTGGGCACGTGTATTTCCAGCGTAGGAGTTACCAGCAGTAGAACCGATGGGTGTGTCATGACCCGCTCGACGTGTGTCCACATCTCCGCTTCGGTGTCTACCACAAACTCAATTTTGGTGAATACCTGTTGGTTATGCACTACTGATCTAACACCGATATAGCGGGCCTCATCCACACTGCTGTCCACAGCTAATATGCCGCCTTCGGGGAACTCCTGTGTGGTTCGGCACTTGTCCCACACGCCAGCATCAAGCCACGCCCCACGGCTAGCACTCCACTGGTTGCCATGAGAACGTGGGAAACTGTCCGACTTCACCGCCGCCTGCAACGCCTTAACCGTAATCGTGCGCCCTAGTGCAGGGTTAGACAGCCCCCAATATTGCGGGTCGCGCGGGTCGCAACCAGCCGGGATAGACCACTCCGCAAAGAAACGCTCAGACGTTACGCCTTCGTCAATCTCCTGCAAGGCAATAGATCGGTAGTTAATCATCGCCGTAGAGGACTCGTCGCCGGCGGTAGACCACATAGACAGCAGCGGATTAGCCCGCGCAATTTGAGACGGCTTTAAAGCATCGTCCAAAATCTCTGGCGCAATGTTCCACAACTCGTCCACCACAATTAAATCGTAAGACCCGCCGTGAAGTTTGCTAGATGCAGCTCGTACTTCCCAGCGTGAGCCGTCTGGCATCTGTACAGACTTACGGCCCAACGCTTGCATAATCTTCGCGCCAAAAGACTCTTTCAACACAAACGCTAAATCATTAAATATTGCCTCGGCCCTGTCCAACATGTTGGCAGTTGAAAGCACATACTGCGGAGACTTGCGATGCAACACTGCGTACTCGGTAAGCCACCAGCCAATCATCGCCCGGAGAGCCACAGACTTACCCTGTTGTCTAGCGGTACTTACCAAAGACTCACGAAACACAAGGTCGCCGTTCTCATCGTGTTGCAACTGCCCACTAAGAGCCGTCACCTGCCACGGCATCAACTCAATCTGCAAATGACGTTGCGCCCAAGCTGCCACCAAAGGCCCAAAAGAAAAATCCCCAACACCAGCCGTAACGAGTCTTGGAGACTCAGACGCCACTGGGATTAGATCAGACTGGT